TTAACCTTGATGTTGCGTGTATCCAGCGTGTTGTATTGCTCCGGTGTAACACCTGCAGGACGAACAGCCAGCTTATTCGGGTCTATGCTGCTCTTGGGCTTCATGTAACCCGGACGGATGGATTTCGATTCATACCCCTCGTCACGGGCCACCTTACTGCCCACCATTGGTGAACAGAATGCAGCGATCGGTATATTGGGGTCGTCGATAGTGTCCAGAATGATATCGCGGGTTTCGAACGTTGCGGCACGGGTAAAGAATAAATCAGTGAAAAGGGTTTTGAGTTGTTTCTGGATATCCTCGGCACTTACAACCCGGATAAGTGCTGCTGGCGTGTGTAAACCTGGCATATATTACCTCATTAAAAATTCGAATAAAGTTCGTTGCAGGGATAATGCTATCACTGCGAAAGGAGTAAGGAATGTATGCAACGGTGTGCAATGAGATGCAATAATGTATAAAGTTAATTTAGGATGATTCACCGGACATTACATCTGATATGGTTGCTCTCGTTATTTCCTCCAAATAACAACATTTGTTAATAATCAGTGTTGCCAAAAGCGGGTCTGAGTGGGCCCGCTTTTTATCACCCTCAGTAATTAAGAATTACACCGCCTGTTATTAACCCTGAAAAAATTACGCCAGCATAAACTGGTAAATATAAAAATAACATCACTACCTTTGACCATTCAGAATTGTTTAGTCTGCCAGATACTGCACGCTGAGAACGCCAGCGCAACAGCAGTTATCGCAAGCACAACCCAAACATAAACAAGATCCACGCCCTCAAGGTGTCCTGCCTTTAGCTTTCTCGAAAACACCACTAATACTAATGACTCCATCAAACTGAGTGCTAAAGCTCCCGAACTCTCCTGGGCGATACGGCTATAGTCCTGAAGTAACGCTTTCACTGAAACTCTCCTTGCTATCAAAATTAAAAAATATGGATTCAAGTGTTCACCCGTTCACCTTTCCATTTTTCCCTTTTGGATTCATGTGATTAGGTGGTGAACATCTATATTTAAGGTGTTCACTGGTGTTCACCCAACCCTTCACCCCACAGACAGAAAACAAACATAAGGTGAACAGGTGAATACCTGATGAACCCTCCAATATTAAGTGTTCACCCCTTAACACCATGTTGTAAATAGATTTTTTTACAGGGTGAATACTGGTGAACACTTTATCTGTAACTTTATTCTGCCTGACTGTTTTCAGAACTGGCAGCACATGATGGCATCCAGTCATCAGAATCATCGTGCAGGGTAACGTTAGAGCGTATTCCGTGTTTCGTCTTCCGCTTCTGGTACTCCTTACCATACTCAGCCATCGCACCAGGCATGTCCGTGCCAAACCGCATGAGCGACACCGGCTTATTCAGACCATTGGCCCGCATGTATGCCAGATAGGCGTGATACAGATACTTACGCGGGCTGAACGGCACGATTTCGGCATTACCGATAAACATCCCGTCGCACCCTACCGACGCCATCAGATAACCGCAGAAGTCCACCAGCGAATCTCCTTCACGCTTAATCGCCAGCGCCTCCTCTGATTTCTGTTGTTCATGCAGCAGCTGTTTCGCCGCATTCTGGTCCTTGAACTTAGTCAGGAGATGGCGGATAACAACAGCCAGTTCACCCTCAATCTTTTCAGCAAGCATAGAATCACGCTCGTTCTCCGGTACAACCTCAGAGAAATTGAATATCACCCTGCGCCGGGAGATCCCTCCGCTGCGATCGCTGAATGTCATGGCGTTGTTATTAACGGCCAGTACCACTGCAGGGATACAGGTTGAGTATGGCGCTTTATGCTTCGGGTCAATTGACACCTTATCACCACCAGTAATGGCCTTTATCCCGGCACCGTCACCAGCATAGCGGGTCATATCCGGCATGATGATCAGCGAAAAGCCAACCACCAGCGCGCGATCTCTCGCATCCTCCAGTGCTCTCATACTGGCCGAAACGGTGTTTGCCTTGCCTGCCAGCATCGTGCAGATCTCTGCCATTACACTTTTACCACTACCACCGGGCCCCGTTACCTCAAGAAACAACTGCCAGTCGTACCGGTTCGCCAGCACCATAAACAGTGCCGCCAACACCCTGTCGGTCTTGCGGTCGTTGTGTGCTACTGAACGACGTAGCCACTTCCAGAAATTCGGTGCGTGGCTGGCCAGTGTCTCCCCTTCCGCTGGTTGGCTGAATGGCAGCTCGCTGGCAATCAGGAGCCAGTCAGTTTTGCTGTGCTCCCTGAATTGCCCTGTTCGGGTATCAAATACGCCATTACTGAAACCGATAAGATTACGGGCTGTTACTCCCATAACCGGCAGACTCAGTTTCATTGTCTCCACCGCTGATTTAATACTGTTCTGGGAATAAGCTACATCAGCATCAATGAAGATCTGAGCCATCTCGCGCTGCAGCTCTTTATCAGGAAGCGGATTCCATAACACCCCGTTATAGTGGTGAACCGTGTCAGAGTCGGCGTGAATTGCCAGCTCGCCATCATAGTGTGCCAGCAGTACCTCGCCCCGCTGACTGGCCCCCATCTGATTTAACGCTGGCGAAACTCCTTCCTGCCTTGAAGAGACTGGAAGAGTTACCACCACGCTATCACCTCGCTCTGCTTCTTCCTTAAGTCCTTTCAGGCGTGGTGACCAGTCCTCCAGCAGTTCAAGCGACTCAGAATAAAAGCGGGCCCCCTGGACACCTGCCAGCGCCAGACGGGTGGCGATTGCAGTAGTTTGCGCAGCGCTCAGTTCACCAGCTGCTTCGGCCCGATTGTAATGGGCGGAACATCATCCCCTGCGGGGTTGCTCTGCTGCCAGTTACGGGCATGGATCCACGCATCAGCTCCGGCAAAAATAATAGCCTCGGTAAATTTGTCTTTCGGGAGGCATTTCAGGTTCGGCGCGTTTTTCATTTTTCCGCTCTCTTAGCAGCGATAATTGCCCGCAGGTTCTGGATCTTTCCGCTCACGTCTGTGGCCTTACACCACTCGCTGAATGTCTGCTTAACCACGGGTTTAAATTCCTTTTCAAAACGCAGAATAGAAGAAACACATTCCCCCGTGTAGCCATCTCGAATGAACGTAATACGGCTATCAGTAACCTTTTGCACCGTGACGTGCTCGCCGCGATTGTCTCTGTAAATATCGCCAGGCAGGATCGCAGGATGAGTCTGGCCCGCAGCAGTTAAGCCGCTATTTTTCTTTTTCATGAGATTAACCCTTCTGAACTGGTGCTATGCGATATCCGGCGCGTTCAAGCAGTTGATTGAACAAAGACGGTGTGCCGATAATTTCATCGGGCATTAATGGCGTTTCGCCCTTAACAACTCCGTTTTCGATGTAAAGCAGAATGCGGCCAGAAAAATCCGGGGAGACATGGAGATCGATATTCAGCAGAGGCATCCGGCTAATCATGGCGCAACTCCTTACTATCAAATGCCAGTCCTACGCCTGAGGCATAATTGAAAAAGGCAAATTTGCAGGGTGACTCAGTGAGGATCTTCGCCGCAAACACCAGATTCCAGCCGGGGAACGCGCCGCGGGCTTTTTCTTCCGTGTCTGCATTAAAGCGGACAATGACCGGACAGACGTCCTCATGACGAATGGGGGTTGCGAGGAACAACCATGTAAATTTGGGGTGAGTTTGGGTATGCTGTGTTCCAGCCATGACTGTTACCTATTCTAACGGTTTTGGTTAGAAGCCCGACAGGTGTTCCTAGCACTTGTTGGGCTTTGTCATATTTACACCCATGCAGCAGGTGTCCGACACATGGTATTTATTAGTGTCCGACACGTCAAGCATTGCACTGTCATTTTTTTTGTATATCATTGTCTGACACTTTTGAAAATGAGGTTAGGCTATGGCAACAAAGGCAATAAATGCAAAATCAAAAAGATATGATGTTCGCGTACCTTTAGAGTTAGTTGAACAAGTTGAATTGCTTAAATTGGAAGATGAAAGTACAGCTCAATTCGTTGTTGCGGCTATTGCAGGCGAAATACAGCGCCGCCTTATCAAAAAAAACGAACAATCATAAAATAGCTGTTAATGCCCTTATGCCATTAACAACACTTAGAAAAAAGCACACTCTCTTTACAAGGATAAAAAGTGAATCCTCCTGACATATCTGAAGCTATTTTCAACACCCCTAATATCATTAACTTTTTCGTTGCCTTAGGAACATGTTCAGCTGTTATCGTCGCTTTGATATCCAAGAAACAAACGTCATTTGAGGCAACTTTTGCATTATTATTAAACCAACATAATCAAGCACTAAAAGAGCTTAAGAACAATCCATACTATCTACCTATAGTAAATAACGTTTTAGATGCAACCAAGTCATTAGCGAAGCAGAATGACTTATTCCACAAACACGACGACGTATTTGGCAGCTACTTCAGAATCTTATATCACTTATTAAAATTCATAGATAATAATGCTGGATTTCATCCTTTCGACATTTCTAGAAAAAAAATTTACACAAGCTTAGTGCGTTCTCAACTTGATAACGAAATTACATTACTTTTAGCTATCAACTGTTCTCACGCTAATGCTGACAATCAATATCAAAACTATAAGCTTTTGATTGAACGTTATTCAATGCTCGAGCATTTAATTTTAAAAAACGAGAGCCTTATCAAATATCGACCATTATACATTTCAGAAGATTATATTATGAAAAGAATTGCAGATATAATGACCAGTCCGACCAAAACAATGCTAGAGGAAATCGCTTCCACTTATATCCCACAAGCATTTGGGTCTAACCCTGACTTTAAAAAACTCATTATTAAATAGGGGGGTGCCCCCTATTTTTATTTCCAGTCACCACGAACCCAAGCCTGAATCTCTGAAAGTCGATACGCCACAGCAGTGGCTCCAATTTTGATGCGTTTAGGGAACTTACCCTCCTTTTCCAGCTTCCAGCGCGTGCTGTTCGCCAAGGTAGTAATTTCTCGACATTCTTTCTCACGGATCATACGGTCGATGTTAGGAATGTACTCCAGACCCTTTTTATCAACAACAGCGATTTTTTTCATGTTAACCAACCTTTTGTTTGAGAATTGTCACGTTTGAATCAGCATCGGAAATGCTGTTGAGATAAGTTGACCAGAGTTCTAACGCCTCTAACTTTTTAAGCATGAATTTACTTCTGTTATATACACCAGCCACTCCGGGCAACGCATGGCCCAGCAGCTGTTCCACAACATGAAACTCAGTACCCAGATCCGCAAATCGTGCAGCGACCATTGTTTTTCATGGCCCAGACGCTTACCGATTTTCCCGCCGATTTTACTCACGCTTTCCCTGATACGCAGACTACCTAACACATAGCCGGTATGCTTTGTTTCCTCGTGAATGTCTGTGATCCATTGCCGTAAAACCTCAGGAACTGGCCTGATAATTTCCACACCCGTTTTTGAATGTTCTTTCGGTACTGTCCATCTCCAGCATTCAAGATCCCATTCGTTCCATTCTGATAAGCGGGCCTCACTCATTCGGCATCCAAAAATAGTGCACAGTACAAACATCTTCCTGGTGTATTCAGACATCAGCTTTATGTCAGGCTCGACAAAAATCGCTTTCCATAGCTGGCCTAATTCGTTCTCACTCAATACGCGATCCCTCTTTCCTGCAACCTGCCCTACATCTGTCATACGCAGGTCCTTAAGGGCATCACAGGTGGCGTACTGGCGTACCCTGCAAAAGCGCAGTGCCAGTTTAGTATCAGAGAATACATAAGCAGCCATGACTGGCGCAGTACACTTAATACGGTCAAAGCAATCCAACCATTCATACAGATGGGTATCGTTTACGGGTAGGTGGCCGATATAAGGGAAGATATGCTTTCGAAAACGGCCCAGCGTTACTGCGTGGGTTTTGCGGCGAACCTTGCAGTAATTTTCGTACCAGTAGTTAAGCGCATCTTCCACGGTTACTGGCTTTAAACGTTCCTCAGCCTGAATCTTAATCTGAATACGCGGATCACGCTTGTCAGCCAGCCATGCACGGCATTCATCACGCTTTTCTCTAGCTTGTTTCAGGGACATGTCCGGGTACTTACCGAGAGTTAACCAGACAGGAGCAGTCAGCCCACCAGCCAATCTGTAGAAGAAAACAAAGCTAACGGCCCCCTTCGTACTCACCCGAACAGAGAGCCCTTTCCCATCAGCAACTGTGACCTGTTTTTCTCTGGGTTTACCCAGATACCCCTTGAGCGTTTTGTCGCTCAGTTTGTTCTCGCCTGCCATTTTTAGCCCCCAAAAAGCAATACAAGCTGCAATACAGAGGTGATTGCAACGCACAGATAACGAGGAAAATCCAGTGAAAGAGGAGGAAAGGTTTATTCTTAATAATCAGTAGATTAAATGCAAAGGACAGCAACTACGTGAAAGCCTCAGAAAGCCATGCTAAGTGCTTCGGCTTGACATAGCCAGGCGTAAATTCTGAGGTTGTGCCACCGCGGGAGCGGATGACCTTGCCGGAAATAACAGGCGAGACATAGAGTGCCATGTTCACCAGGCCCGGGATTTGCGACAGGTACACTTTTTCAGTGCTGAAGGGATAGCTTTCGCGGAAGAAGATGCGAAGGAAAAGCGGATCGAACTTAAATTTCTTCTGATTGACCGCCAGCAACTGGGCAGTAGTATAAATCGACATAGATTTTTCCCGTAAAAAAAGCCGCGCAGGCGGCTTTTATGGATGAATGTGAGTGATAAGAAAGGATTCAGATGATGCTGACGGCCGTGCCGGTGAACGCGTTACGTTTGATATGCTCATCGGTCACAGCTGAAGGCCAGAGAACATTTTCAATGCGGAATGAGCCGGATTTATAAAATGCCAGTTCCACGCTGCTCTGGTCTGCCGCTACGGCCAGAATACCGCATGCCGCGCCAGCGTGAGTACCGTCCCAGACCGTTAACTTGCCCGTAGCGGCATCCAGCATCAGTGGGGTCATTGCCGGGGTGGATGCTG